TAGGCGGGCGCAAAACCCCCACGGTCGCCATATTGCGCATCAAATGCTCGCCAGATGCGCTCACGCATGGCATCGAGAGATTCCTGCTTGCGGCGCTCCAGCCAGGGGAACATCTGCTTGAGCGAGGCGGTAAAGCGATCGAGCAGGCGATTTTCCTTTTCGGACTCGCGCAGCTTATCGTAATAGCCGTCCAGCGCGGCACGCGCTCGATCAAGCACATCGGCTGGCGCGTCGGTCTGCGGCAGGCGCGATGCAGCGGGCCCGAGCGCGACATCGACCACCTTCAGCGCACCACCGACCACGTCGGCGATGGGCAGCTTATATGCGCCTATATTCTCCTCGTTCTCCGAGTCGTAAACGAGGAACGCACGGCGCGCCTTCGAGGGATTTGGATCATTGGGCCAGCCGGCCCAGTTGAAGATGCGCGCCTTCGCCGCGTCGGCGTCCCAGGCCGTGCCGCGCTCAGCGATAGGCAGGTCACGCGCCACACCGACCTTCCATGCAGCCTTCATGGTCGCTACGTAATCCGGGCAGCCCGCACAGCCGCCCTTCTCCTTCGTCTCCTTGACGATGGATTCGTGACAGATGGCGATGGCGTTCGACTTCTCCAAGTCGGGCTGCTTTGCCATGACCTGTTCGACGCAATTGTCCATCTTGCCCCAGAGACTTTCATCGATATTGCTATATGGCATCGCGCCTCCTCTCAAAAACAAAAAGCGCCCACATCCCTTGCGGATGTAGGCGCTACCCTTAGTGCGTGGTATTCGATTGTCAGACGATTAAGTCGTCAGCGATTTCTCAGTCGGCGCGGATTGCCGGGGTTGCTGGCCGTCTCCCACAGCGACCAGCATTCCCCATCGAACTCAAGCCCAATCCTACACCATCTGTGTTTAGATTGCAATAGCCGCATCGACGCAATGACCTGATGCTCGGCAGGCGTCAGGAACCTGCTTTCGGTTTGCATAGTGTCTGAATCAATGCGAGTTGCCGTTTGAGAGATAGGCTCTATCACGATAACCTCACACCCCCGGCGCCTCGCCCGCCGCCAGCGCCGCCAGCGTGCGCCGCAGGCGGTTGGCTGCCCCTGGCTGAAGCCGATCATGGATGAGCTTGGACCACCCACGCGCCTGGATGCCAGGTCGATTCAGCTTGCGGCTGATGAACAGCACGCGCCCGCGCCCAGCGAATGAGCCGACCACGCGCGGCTTGGTTTTGCTCACCCAGTCGCGCGACATGAGCGCCCGCCGAACGCGCGTGCCCTTTTCGAGATAGTGGAATACCGGATCATCGGTCGTCACGGTGTACTGCCCGCGCCGAATCTGACCGATGACGAACTGCGGCTGATGCTGCCAGGTGCGCGTGACGCGATGATATTGATCCTCGGCGTCAAGGGCGATCTGATGCACGGTGGCGTCGAGCGCGTCAGCGTATTTGCGTGACAGGTTGCGCCAATAGGCTGCAACTTTTGTGCTGTTCGAGGTAAATGTGATGTGCGCCGGCATCACAGCAACCTTTCGTCTGTCTTGGGATCGTAAACACCACACAGGCATTGAAAACCTTTACACTCTAAGGTTTCGCTGCCCACTTGACGCGGAATGTATCCGTTGTGGATGTACCATGACACACGGCGTGGTCTGCCATTGCTCAATCGAGTGCATGTAGAGCAATGCTCGATTGTGCCTCCCAGCCTCCACTGACCGGTGCGATTCTTGAGTGCGAATGCCTTGCCCATGTCGCCCAGATTGCGCAGCGCACCAGACCATAGATCGAGCCGGTTTAGGATGGACTCTTGTGCCTGATCTGTCTCCGCGTTGTCCACCGCCTCAGTAAATGCTGGCACGTAAGTGAGTTGGTTGTCGATCCACGCCTGGAGTGCATCGCGCTCCTCGTCCTCCATCTCGTCAGGGTCGGCGCCGCCCTCCTGCATCCCCTCGGCGAACACGCGGGGAGCGAAAGTCTCGATCAGTGCACCCATCGCGTCTTGCAGCCCGACGCGAGTAGAACGTCTTTGGTAAACATCCGCCACAGCCAGACGCAACTGGTTGCGATAGTTGAGTGCTACCGATGCAATGTCCTTAACTGCCGACTCAGCGTGCTCCACCACCCCAGCCAAGTACGACGCGATCATGTACGGCTCGACGAGCGCATAGGTCGCGCCGACCAGGTCGCAATATCTCTGCGCCAGGACACGAGCCGGCTCCATCGTCTGCGGTGTATCCATTAGCGCCTCGCCTCACCCAGCGCCTCGCGCATGAGGCCCCAGGCCAATATCAGGTTGGCCTCTTTCGTCTTCGGGGCCATCCCCGGCGAACTCTCCACGAATGGAAATTTTCGTTGTCTGTTCGCCCAAGCCAGCGTCACGCTTGAGAATGTCAGCTTAATCACCGGGACATCAATCGGCGGCAAGGGTCTATCGTTGGCGATATACGCCAATGTGATATGCGGCGTGAACCCATGCGATGGCTGGAAATCTATTCCTTCCTCCAACAGCGACTTGACCAACGCTTCTCGAAACGCTGGCAGGTCGGGCGCATCGAACGAGGCGTATATCGCGCTCGTGCCATCGCCTTCGTCATTGTTGAACTTTCCAACACCGCTGATCGTCCCGACAATCGGACTGTCGAATCGCAGACCGGACAGCGCGCGCTCAATCGCTTTGCGCTGGCGTTCTATCTCGTTGACTTTCCCCAGGAAAACCAACGTCAAATGCAAATCGTCAACTGGCTCGATGCCATCGGGCAAGTCCTCCGGCAGTGCGGATAGCAGCGCCTTGCTATCCGACTCATCGAGTATGAAGGCGATCGTCGCGCTCATATGGTTGGCTTGTTTCTCCGCTTGCGCCAAAGCAGGCGCGGTCAAGTCTGCTACGGTCAACGGGCGCACAGCCTCTGATCCCTTGCCTTCCGTCGCCGCCTCGGCCGCCTCTGGCTGCTCCTCGTCCGAGATCGCCACATCGGGCGTCTGATCACCCTGCGGCGGCAGGAACTCCTTCGGCAGGTCCCCAGAGTCCACCGCCAACTGTCGCGCCTCCTGCGGCGTGATCTCCATGCTGGCGATCTGTGCCGCGCGCGTCCCGGCCCGCGTAGCCTCGATGTCGGCCTGGGCCTTTTCATCGCGCAAATCGCGCTCGGTGAAAGTGAACGTCACGGACGCCGACACAACGCGCGTATTGAGCAAATGCACAAGCTGTTTGTCGCGCGCGGCCAGCCCCTTCGCCGCCTGCTTCTCGGCCAGCACCACCGACTGCGCGCCGATGCCGAGCGCGCCGCGCCCGACGAGCTGCGGATTCAACTCTTGCGGGTCGAGGCCGAGCGCGGAGGCGTAGGCCAACTGCGCGATCTCGACCTCCTCGCGGCGCTCGAAGCCGTCGGGCATTCCGCGCAATGGGATGCGCACGTGCGTCAGCGATCCTTGTGTCGTCGTGCCCGCCAGGATATTGCCCTGGTAGTACGTCAGACCGCGCTGCTGCTTGCCCGCCTCGGCGCTGGATAGAATACCTTCAAGTTGCATGGTCTGCATACCTTGAATGATGTCCAGATTGTTCGCCCCGGCCCCGGTGATCTTCTCCTTGAAGTAAAGCTCCATCGCGGCCAAATCGTAAATCTTCCCGTAGCTGCGCTCGGCGGCGCAGTGGCCGATGCCGAGAGACGACAGCGATGGGTCGGGCATGTCGCACAGGTTGATCACCTGCCAGTCGCGTAGCACATGATACGCGCCACGCAAGTCCATAAAGATGACCGGGCGCTCCGGGTCGCCGGTTCGCACACAGCGCAATGAATCGAGATGCACCAGCCCCAATACCCGGCTGCCGCGCGCGTCGCTCACGCGCACGACCTCCCAGAACTCGCCGTTGTTCGTGGTGCAATAGTCCGCCACGCCGCGCATCTGTGACGGCACGTAGCCGTCGCCACCCCAGTCGATCAGCATCTCCTGCCAACGCCCGGCGCGTGTGCCCTTGACCTCCCACGACTGCGCGGCGGCCTTCGTCGCGGCGATGCCCACCGCGTCGGCCCAAAACTCCTCGTGCATGATCGTCGCGCGCAGCACCGTGTCGCGCGACCAATAGGCGGACAGGCCAAGCGAGATAGACCAGTACGGGGGAAGCTCGCGGGGCAGGGGGAGATGATACGCGGCCGAGAAAATCGTCGGCAGGAAGAACACGACAGCGGCCGGCTGCGGCGTATCGCCCGCCATTGCCGGCAGGTCGGCGGCGGTCACGCTCTGGCGCAGCAGGTCGGGTATGTCCGTGGTCACGCAACCACCTCATCTGGGTGCTCGGCGGGATCGTCATGCATCACGGGCGGCTGTGGCTCCCAATGTGACATGCGGGATGCAGGCTTACCAGGCTTAACAGGCTTGGTGGGTTCCTCGGCCTGCATCACCTCCTCCAAACGCTTCGCAGCCAATGTCGCCAATGCTGATGCACGATGTTGCTCTAACCACCGTTCACCCTTCTGGCGCGCTTCTGCCTTAGTGCGGCTAGAAAACTCAGTCAATGGTGTACTGTCTGTGACCGTGCGATGCACTGGCACATACACCTTGACCTGCTGAGCTTGATCCCACAACTTGATTACGTAGATGCTATCCATGAGAACTGTCCTCCTGCACAGGTGCGCCCAGACCGATCCACTCGTCCAGCCAGGGTGGCGAGATGTCAAAGCGAGTGCCTGCAACAGACTCAGCTTTACGCACTGCTTGCTCTGCGATGCCTGGTAACAACCCGCGCACCCCGCCATAGTGTTCCATTGCGCTGTAATACTCCAGTGCACGCTTCATCACCTGACACGCAAGATACAGTGGATTGGAAGGGTCATTGGTGAACTGTTTGCGCATCATGACTTCAACCAAGACCGACGGTTTGTGCCGCATGCAGCGCCATCGACAACGCCACGGCCAGATCGATTTTCTTCTCTGCGTTGCGCTTGACAATGCGCAGCCGCTGCAAGTCCGACTTCTCATCCTTCTCCGGCTTGCGGTTCGCGTTCAAGATGTGCGCCCGAAGCGCCTCATTCCCGTCGTGAGCCAGCCGGCGCGCCAGGATCATATCGTACAGGTTCTTGTCCGCCTCCAGACGCTGCCCTTGCTGGCTGAACTCATGGCAGTAGACTACGCCTTCATTGGACAGGCGTAGCGCGAATTGCCGCATCTCGGTCGGGTCGTACACCAACTGCGCTACGCTGTACTCGCGGCACAGGCGGCATACCTCGGCATAGGGTCCGTCGGGCGCGTAGAAGTCGATCATCCCGCCGATCGGCTTCCATTCGCGCGCGTAACGCACCGCGTAATCACCAGCGCGCGCTGGATGTCCCGACACGCCCACCAGGCCGAACGAGTCGGAGACCGTCGCGGCATCAGCCGCCAGCATGATCGACTCGCGGCCCAACACAGGTAGGTCTTCACGGCAAGCATCCCACCATAACGGCGATGGCAGGAATAGCTCTTCACCGACCGTCGTAAAAGCCTCAATAGGATTGTCGGGGAATTCCTGCCGGTGATGTGCTGGGCTAATCGCGTCAGACTCTACCCGTGAGTACCATGCCGCATCCCGATCCGGGCGGGCGTTCCACGGGATAAACAACGGCTTGAGGTTGTTCGTCTTGGCGACGGCGCCCTGCCACATCCGATGAAACGGGTTGCCCTCGCCCTTCGCCGTCGAGATGATCACGATGCGCCCACCGTCGTCGATCGTCGGTTTGACCGATGTGTACAGCGATTCGGCGTAGTGCATCTTGGCGAACTCGTCCAGGATGGTCAGCGACGCGGTGAACGACGATCCGGCATCCTCGGTCGCGGCGAATGACTTGATCCGGCTGCCATTGTCCCAGGCGATCATCTTCGTGTTGTCGATGGTCACGTGCGCCGGCTTGCGGCGCAGACGCTTGTAGATGCCGACGGACCGGCGCACCATCTCGGTCGCCGAGTCGAGATCGCGGCTGAACACCAATACCGATCGTCCAGGGTGGAACAGGCATAGCCATAGCGCGTAGGACACGACCAGCCAGGATAGGCCAAGCTGCCGAGCCTTGAGAATGATCACCTGTCTTTCGCCCGCGATGGACGCCAGCGCCTCGCGCTGCGCAGGCCACAGAGCGAAGGGAATAATCGCGCCGATGCCCATCGTCGCCTGGGGGTCTTCGATGGTGACCTCGGACTCAATCCAGGCGGCCAGGTCGGGCGCTTCGGGCAATGATGCGCTACCTGTCGCCCGCTGCGCCGCTATTGCCTTCAGCCGATCCGCTTTCATCTCGGCGTATGCCTGCGGCGACAATAAGCGGCTGAGCTTCGTCGGCACCAAACTCTGCGATAACGTCATCGGGTGTTATCTCGCCCTTCCTCAACAGATCGATTACATCATCGCGCCAGGTGCGGATGCGCTCACCCTCCGTCGCTTGGCGCATCTCGCGCGCGGCGGGCACATTGTCTTTCGATGCCGCCAGCGCCATCCCCCACGCGATGACCTCTGCATAGGTTCGGCCTTCCGCATCGCCTGGCATTGGCTTGGCGAGTTGTGCGCGGTAGGCATCGCTGAGTAGCTTCGGCCTGCCGCCGGGATTGCCCGACTCACCCGGCTTGAACTGATATTCTTTCGGCGGCGGTGGAGGGTTTGGATTGCGAACCTTCTTTAGCCTGATCTGAGGCTTATTTGGCTTTGACGTTGCCGCGCGCTTTGCGCTTCGTTTCGCCATGCTCGATTCGCTCGATTTCGATGCTGGGGAAGGCGTCGGCCATGCGCTGAAGGGTCGTTGCGACACACAGCGGTTCAATGCGGTGACTAAATCTCCGAATAAGCGATGCGCGCCGAGGCCACCAACGGCTCGCCAAACGGGATCATGGCGATAACCAACTCGGCCAGGTGCTGCGGCATGTACTCGCGCGTGATCGCCCCATCGCGCAGCGTGCGCACCAATGCAACAGGCCGGCCGTAGCCGGTCGCCGGCACATGCAGCGCCATCGTCGATGACACCGCCGTGTGTTGAAAGATTGGCGGAAGTGTGGTCGTTGTGAACATATCAAAAGCGCTCAAGGCTCTAGTGTCGGCGTCTCCACTGGCGAGATTGGCGACGTGATAGTTGGTGTCGGCGTCAACGGCGAGATGGTCGGCGTGGGCGTTGGCGTGCATCCGAGCCAAGCCGTTAGCAGCAGAACGAAAACGCCGACTACCACGCCGCGCATGCTCCTCGGCCTTCTCATCCCTGTGCCGCCAAAACATGGCGCGCCACCTGCTCACAGCGCATTGCAATTTCCATCCGGCCCGTATGCAACAGCACGAACAAGCGGATCTGATCCGGCGTGCGCCCGCCCGTTACTTCGCGCTCGACCGCCTGAAGAATGATCGGTGAATTCGCCGCCAACCATTCATAGGATTCGGCGTCGAGTGCCTGCTGCAGTCCGGGCATTGCTACGGGTTTCATCTGATCTCCTCACTGGCAATTCGAGTTGACTGAAGAATGTATCGAGTGATTTCCAATCCCAAACGGCCACCAATCTTGTCAAGTCATCATTCGGAACGGAGAATGTGCCAACTTTTGTAAATGCCTTCCGATCCCAATTCACTGATGGCTTCCCGTTATCCGGCCATGTGCCAACCCTCGGGCTCCCCGTAGTCTGCAATGTGTCCAGATCAGCCATGAGAATTTCTCCGCTGCCAACATCGCAAATCATTAGATATACAGGGAGACATGTTCGCTCTTGCAGACTGCAATAGGCTAAGAACTTATCCTCATCTATGCCATGTTCAAATCGATTCCAGTTCTGAAATAGCATAGGGTGACTTTTCGCCTTAACTTCAAGCCAGCCGCGCCGAACACCATAGATTTGCATGTCGGCAAGAACAATCTTATCATTGCCATTCCCGCCTTCCATTCGCGGCCCATGCTTGCCGTCTGTTTCGATATTGGCCGTCATGATCACAGCATAGCGACCCTGAATCTGTCTGCCGATATGCTGCTCAATAGTGCGCCCTGCCAGGGCCTTAAGATTCAAGCATCACCTCCGGCATTCCCATCCGAACCTGATAGCGGACGGCAACCACACCGAAGCGTGAAAACACTGAAGCAAATGTGTCGATTTGCGTCCCCAGGTACACAAAGCAACTGCTATGTGTGGGCTGCCCAAGCTCTCCATCCTCACCGTAGAAATGGATACGATGATCGGTGAAGCAGATCGGGAAATTCCATAAGGGAGC